CGAGATAGAGGAGAAAAAAAATGATTAAAAAAATAAAAGACAAGGCTATGCACTATTGGTCGAATCACAAGATTGAATCTATTGTGTTCGTAGTTTTAGTTGTAGCATTAATAGTTAAGTAATGAATTTAGCAGATCTGTTAAAGAAAAATATAGTAATGGTTCCCGTTGTGGCTTCGGTCCTAGTCGGAACATTCACAGGTGTAAAATACATCGTAAATTTAACAGACACTATCAATGCCAACAAAGCACAAATAGAAAAAATTCAAACAGTTGATCTTGTAAACTTACAAAGAGATTTAGCTGTATTAGAAAAACAATCTAATTTAATTTTACAAAAATTAGAAAGAGCAGAAGGCACATGGGAAATGGCAGAGAATTTGTACGAGTTGTTAGCTAATCGTGTTAACGACATGGAGTGGGATATAAAAGATTTAAACAGAGAAATAAATTATTAGGATGAACTATGGAGATTGCCAGGATGGATTACAGATTTACAGCAATACTTATAATTCTATTATGTCTCTT